AGTTGAATACATTGAAAAAAAAGGGGGAGCATGGTTAGTAGATGTAAGAAAACCAAGTAATTATAGTGACTTGAGTGCTGATAATGGCAAAAGTTTAAATGAACAAATAGACGAAATGATACAAAGCAAGTATAAATTCATTAACTATAATGGTTTGAGGAGAGATAAACTCAAGGATATGACAGATAATTTTGAGAAAAATATATTTGATAATTCGGTTATTGTCATTGATGAAGCTCACAATTTAATTAGTCGTATTGTAAATAAATTGTCCAAAGAAAAAGAAGTTCCTACAGATAAAAACGGAAATAAAGAGAGACTTCCTTTTTCTCTCGCATTGGTATTATATGAGTTGTTGATGAGCGCGCAAAATGCCAGAGTCATTTTACTAACTGGCACACCTATTATCAACTATCCCAATGAGATTGGCATTTTATTCAACATCTTGCGCGGTTATATCAAAACGTGGGAAATACCACTTGATATCAAAGGCGGACAAAAAGTGGATAAAGAAATGCTTTCTGAAATTTTCAAGAGAGAAAAAGTAATGGATTATATGGACTATAACTTGGCTTCCAAGAAACTAACCATTACTCGTAATCCATTTGGTTTTGAAAACAAAGAAAAGAAGGAATCTGGATATCACGGAGTCACCAATAAAAAGAAAGAATACACTGATAAATCAACTGGTAAAACTGTAGTGGAAGACCGTGGAACGATTAGCGACGATGATTTTGAGAGAAAAGTCATACGCATTTTGTCCGATAATAAAATTGAGGTATTGAAAAGCAACATTGTGGTTCATTTGTACAAGGCGCTTCCGGATAAATTTGACGATTTTGCGAATCGGTTTATTGATGGAACTTCTGGAAATGTGAAAAACATTGAACTATTCAAGAAACGAATTATGGGGTTAACTTCTTATTTCAGAAGTGCCCAAGAAAAATTACTACCAAGATATGAAAAAGCGTCGGATTATAAGGTAATTAAAGTGCCAATGAGTGATTATCAGTTTAATATTTATGAAGAAGCAAGACAACAAGAGAGAAAAATAGAAACCAAGTCAAAGCAAAAGAAGGGCTCGGTAGATGAAAATGGAATTTTCAAAGAACCATCCTCTACATATCGTATTTTCTCTCGTTTATACTGCAACTTTGTGATGCCGAGACCACCCGGACGTCCTCTTCCCAATGAAGAAAAAGAACCCGGCGCACAAGGAGAGAAAGAAGCCGAAGAAAAAGAAGAGAAAAAAGAAGAAGAGAAAGACAAAAAAGGTAAGTCAAGTAAGAAAGGAGATGATGATAATAATTTAACTAATTTATATGACCGTGTTTTGAAAGAAGGAGAGAAAAAGGGAACCAACGACTTGGAAGGGGAATGGGATGGAAATATAGAAGGCGATGAAGTGATTGAAAAAATTGCAGATTCTACATACGACAAACGAATTCAAAGTGCAATTAACTATTTAAAAGAACATGCTGCCGAATTCTTATCTCCTCAAGGTTTGGAAACCTACAGTCCCAAATACTTGCATATGTTGGAAAATATTCAAGATAAGGAACATATCGGATTACACTTGGTGTATAGTCAGTTCCGTACATTGGAAGGTATCGGAATATTTAAGATGGTATTAGAACAAAATGGGTTTGCCCAATTTAAAATCAAGAAAAACAATAGTGGTAACTGGGAGTTAGATATGGACGAAGAAGACCGAGGAAAACCAACCTTTGCATTATATACGGGTACAGAAAGCGCCGAAGAAAAAGAAGTCATTCGTAACATATACAATAGCAATTGGGACAATATTGCAGTTTCATCTCCAGCCTTGTACGAAGAATTAAAAAATACTGCCAACAATAACAATGTCGGGGAAATTATTAAAGTGTTGATGATTACCGCATCTGGTTCCGAAGGTATCAATTTACGAAACACTCGTTATGTTCATATTATGGAACCATACTGGCATCCAGCTCGTTTAGAACAAGTCATTGGACGCGCTCGTCGTATTTGCAGTCACAAAGATTTACCAGAAAAACTACAAACTGTAGAAGTATTTATTTACTTGATGACTTTTACACAAGAACAAATTAAAAGTGACAAGTCTATTGAGTTGAAGTTGAAAGATTTAAGTAAAAAGAAATATAAGTTACGTCCAGACAAACCAGACGAAGCCAATATTCCATTTACTAGTGATGAAACTTTGTTTGAAATTTCAACGATTAAAGAAGAAGTAAGTAATCAAATTATTACGGCAATTAAAGAAGCATCAATTGACTGTGCGACTTATTCCAAACGTGGTTCAAAAGAACAGTTGCACTGTTTGCAGTTTGGACAAGTTGCACCTTCAAAGTTTTCATATAATCCTTCTATTGGATCAGATGAAACGGATACGGTTGCAACCATAAATAAAAAAGTAATTGACTGGCGAGGTAAAGAAATTACAATCAAAGGAAAAAAATATGTGTATCGCAAAATTGACGATAGAGTTAAAAATATATATGATTATGAAAGTTACAAATTAGCATTAGAAAAACCCGGACTTGAACCAGTATTAGTAGGAACTATTGAGACAAATCAACGAGGGGAGCCAGTTTTCAAACAAATATAATTAGGTTTGTTGGGTGAATTTACTTATTAATTTATCAAATTTATCGTTTAGAATTCTGATTTGGGTTTTCAAATCATTTATTTCACTTTTCAATCCTTCAACCTCGTTGTTGTTGGGTGCAATATATTTCAATTTGGAAAACAATGTATTTTGATTTTCCACTGTGTTTTGTTGTGTGTATTCTTGGTATTCATTGTTTCCCCACGAAACATTTTTTTTATCTTGTCTTTCCAATTTTGGACTAGATAAATCTATTACATTTGTTGTTTTCAACGCATTGTCATCAACGTCATCGCCAATTTTAATATATTTAATTTGATTCTGTTGTTGTTGCGTGACACTTGGTGTGGGGTTGTATCCGGGTTTGGCTGCTTTCACGGAAGTTTCTTGACCTTTCAAAAACTGTTCAACATTAGCAATTCCATTCGCATTTTGTTTTTGTATCATTTGCACATCATAATTTCTTTCTGCTAGTGTTTTAGCAATTAACTCGTCCATTGCGCTTCCAATCGGTTTATCTAATTGGTCACCAAACTTGGGAATTTCTGGCACTGGAACAGTCATCGCATTCTTAAATTCGTTTTGTTTTCTCGTTAGCTCGCTTTCAAATTGACTTCTTTTGTCAGTTTGTATTTCTTCTGCAGTATATAACTCTTTTGTTTTTGGTTGGCTTTGTTGTTGTGGTTGTTGTTGTTGTGGAGCGGGTTGAATTTTTTTAATAAATCCAGTAATAAAATCTTGGTTTATTTTAACAAGAGGTATATTCGTATTACGACCAACAACATATTCTGAATATTGTTTAATTTGCCCAATATAAAACTGACGAAATTCGTAAATTCTATTTTTTGGTATTACCTTAACAATATCTTCTTCCATTATAATTTCCCATAATAATTCTACATTCTCGCTTGCAATAAATTCCATTTATTCTAAGTTGTATAAATATATAAATATAGGCCGAGTTATTTATATATTTTTTTACACTTAAATTATAAATCTTGATTGAAATAAACCTTTCTAAATTTTTCCATATATTCATCCTTCATAATATGCGTTTTAAAATATTCGGCAGTGTGTTTATCTTCCAACATATGCACAATAAAATACAAAGAATAAATACCACATTCGGTATTACCGTATTGATGTTCTACTGGATAATTCTGGTCAAATTTAAAAGCTATTTTTTTACCCGTCGTTAGTTCTGCACCTTGTTTTTGCACCATTTTTACAAATTTCATAATTTGTCTTGGTATTGGATCACCCGCACTATCAAAATAAAAGATTTGACCTCTTTTGATATTAATGTAAAGGGAAACCCAATGAGAACCGCCTTTGTAATGAGGATCCAAGTTAAATATGACGCCTATTTTGAAACGTCCGTTTTTGATTTCTTTTGCAAGATTGAAGTGACACAACTCCTCCCATACACATTCGCCATATAATTTATGTGTGTCATAGTCAATTGGTGAAGGACCGATAAAATCAAAACAAGGGTACGCTTTTTCGTACTGTTTCATAACATTCAGAATATCAACACTAGATAACCATTCGTTGGGATTTTTCTTCCAGTCACTGGGTGCTTCTGGTGCAAAAGATGAATTTTTGATTTCTTTACTGATTTTACTATTCACGAATTTTTGTTTTAACCAACACGACTCTTTATTACAAGTATTGCGCATATAATTATTCAATGATTGCCAAATTTCTCTCGTATCATTGGATTTAATCAATGCATCGGGGTGTCTGGCATTCCACAACTGTTTCAGTTTGTACAAGTCGTCATCGTCATAACACGTGAAGTTATGTTTTCTTTTTTTGGGAGAACACCGAACCTTCACAAATTGTTTTTCTAAAGTTTGGCGAGGGTTACTATGGTGTAATTTTTTCGTTTTGGAATGAGGGTGTTTCCCCATTTTTTTCTTGATTGATTTTATTTTTTTCTTCATATTTATTAGTGATATTTTTCTTTTCACGAATTCCTTTATTTTTCAAAATTGGGTCTTTTAAATTAATGTCCTTTTCTCTTGGTAAAATCATTTGTTTCACGTGTTTGGTCTGAGTTCGTTTCACCAGTTTTTCAAGTGAATTTGGTTCTTGAATTTTTATAGAACGCATCATCAACTGGTTTGCTTGTTGTGTATTTGAAACATATTCTACATTTATTTCATTGTTTCTATCCCTATTTAAAGAATCTTCTATACTTTGGTAGTCTTCTTGAAGTATATCCGTTTTGTCCAATGTTTTGAAATAATCAACACACGCCTTAATATAGTTTTGGAAACTGTTGGTCACATCGGGAAATATATTTTCGGAAACTGGTTCATTATTCAATAGTTGTTTGGTCAAGTCGTATATACGTTTTTTATAAAATTTTCGGTCAGAGTTATTCACTTTTTTGGAAATAGATGATGCGGGCATTTTTCTAACGTGTTTGCCATATTGTTCTTTGTTCATTAAACATTCTAAAGTAACTTCATCAACATAGTTTAACTTAGATATTATATTTTTTTCAGATTTTTCTGGTTTTTCAGATTTATTTGTAGTTGTATTTTCCATATTTGTAATACAATATAAGAATTATTACAAATATATAACGAAGTTCCTTCTCGCTTACTTTTTATTTTTGACGTCTTTTTTGTTTTCTGTTTTTGCTGTTGTTTCAGTTACACAACCCCCATTTTTGTTTGGAAACATAATATCACCGGCATCTTTCATTTGTTGACGTGTGGCGTTATAAAAAACACCGTGTGCAATATTTTCTGGGTTTGGATTAAATTGACTAAACTGTTCTTCTGCAAATAAATTTGGAAATGGTTGGACTTCCTTTTTGGTTGGTTTAAAACCAAATTCATACAAGTCACTATTACTACTTGGAACATACACTGCTTGACTACATTTTTGTAATGCAAATATTTGATTTCTTAAGTCCGATTCTACATTTACGTTGGAAGCATATCCAGACCAAGGAGCTGCAGTTCCGGGATTAAATATTTGTTCTTGACTGTAAATTGGCAACTGTTCCATAGGAACATTTACTGGGGCACGTGGGTCAACAATTGGCATAAATGAATACTTGGTCATTACGGGACGAACACTAATGTATGGTTGTAATATTTGCGAAGGAATATTTCTGTCATAAATACGTTCATTGTTTAAATTAACACGGCTAGCGGCAGACATATCTTGACTACTATTAAAATTTAAATCGCTCATTATACTATATATAATACTATATAATATAATAATTTTATTTCTTTTTATTGATTATATTTTTTATCAAGCATTTACATTTTTCTTGTATTGCGACGTCTATAACTTTTTCTTCGTTTCAATGTCTTGCGTTTTCTTAATTTTGACTTTTTAGACTTTTTCATCGTTTTTCTTCTTTTTCCTCTTTTTTGTTTTTTTGCTCTGGTTTTTCTTTTTCTACCACCTAAACGATTCATATTTGAAAGGACACCAACTGCCTCGTCTGCACTAAATCTTGAATCTTGCGAACTTTCATCAGATACAATATTCATACTATTATTTTCTGAAAATACTGGTGGATGTTCAATAACTTCTTCAACTTGGTCAGTAATTTGTTCAACATTTGGAATAACTACAGTTTCAATACGTTCAATACCGTCTTGGGTTTCTTGACTAGCTCCTTCAGATACATCGGCAGTTAAATCTTGAATTAAAGCATTGGCTGGATTTTCTACATTTGGATTTTCTATTATTGCTACTGCTGAGGCAGTAAAAAATACAGATAGTATATTACGAAGAAAACTTGCCATTAATGCTGGGTTACTGCCATAAGTCCCACTTACACTACTTGCACGAGAACTTGCTGTAGTACCCATTGTCATCTCTGTACCTTGACTTTCTCCTTGACTTTCACTAGTTTGTGGTGGAACAAGAACTTGTTCAAGTGCATATCCTATATGTTGCGCTAAATTAGGGTCACTCATCATTGTAACAACACGTTGAAAATGTTCATTATCTAAAATGTATAACTCTAAAAAGTTTGCAATTTCAGTAAATGTGTCATAATCTACAGATGAATCTGCATTGAGTAATGCATAAGTACCTCCACCCAAAATCAAGTTGTCTGGAATATCTTGTGGGTCACCCATAAACAATTCAAACTGACTTCTTGGGGTTAATGCTCTTGCAACTAAATTTACAACAGAATTTACACGATGAATCACAAATCTGGCTGTATAATATACACCTCTTACTGGAAGTCTTGCTACATTTCTTGTTGTATCTCCAACTTGACGAACGATGTCATTGTATAACTCTTCACCAACTACAAATGACACGGTTCCATTTGCAGCGCGAACTATCCCTTGTGCAACATATCCAGTTATGGACACTGTATTTCTTACTGCAACATAAAAGGCTACAAAAACGCCACCGTAGATATGATAATATTGATTGAATGCTGTTATGGTTGAAATATTTTGTAAGTCTTCCCATAAGTTTCCGCCTCCGTTAAAAATACCCAACACGGCACGATAATATGCTCTCGCTGGTTCTAACCTTGGATTCGTTTGAACAAAATCACTTATATTATCATTAATCGCATTTACAACATCAATGATACTTGGAATTCCAAGTTGTGTTCTTAATGACGTCAGAATTGTTGAGAATAACTGAGATAAGGGTGCAACAACTGGATTTGTAGCATCATCCAGAATACGATTTCCAAGCTGTACTACAGTGTCAAATCTTTCTTCACCATAAATACTTGGAAATGTCCAGCCGGCTGGGATTAGTTCTTGCATTTCAGTATTTCTACGAACAATTTCTTCCACCATTCCAGCGACGTTTTCTTGTTGTAAATTCACAGTTGCTGCAAAATTTTGATACATTGCAGTTACTGCTTGACGATATTGTTCGGGATCAGTTATTCCACGAATATCAATTGGACCTCCAAGTGCAATAGTAAGTGCGTTTATTTGGTCTGGTTGCAATCCATTTACTGCTTGTTGGAAAGCAATAATATCCGTTTGAAACATAAACATTACAGCAATCATTGTAAGCATACTTACTAAAGCATAGTTTCCGGCGTTGAAATTAGGACCGAGTAAATCACGAATCGTCCTTTGCAAAGGTCCTTCTGGATTTTCTATTTGCATTTCATCGTCAATACTATTAGTTATTGCTTTATAATTTTTACTCATTATTCTTATAAAATATTAGTATATAATAATTTTATTTTTTGAATAAATTACTAAATTCACAAAAGATAAAATAAATATAAATATATATGTTAAGCAAAAAAATATACGACGTTCAAAATAGAGCATTTGACATATTTATATATACATCTTGGATACTTTACTTTGCAATTCTTTTTGGGGTCTCGGTGAATGCTCCCACTTATTTAGATACTGTTGATTACTATGCAAAATTGTATGTTAGTTTGTTTTTATTGTACCGCTTTAATGTCTTTCGTAAAATAACCTTTACAGAATTGGATAGAAAAATAGCATTTAGCGCTGGTGTGTTTTTATTTGCAACAACAGCGTTAAATCAAGTACTTACACAGTATTTAGATCCTATAAAATCTAAGGTTTCTTCTATATTATCAAAAAGCGTAAATCAAAAAAATAAAGGTGTAGTAGTAGATAATAACTAACTATAATTTTTCAAAGTTCGTTTGTTTTGCGACTTTCTATTTTTTTTATTTTTTTTGGAAAACTCCATATTCATTTTTTTCGTAGTATCTGCGGTTGTTTTATTATGAAAAAAATTCTGCAAGTAAATCATCGTTTTCTTGGTAACGATTTTATCAATCTCATAGTCTTCTTTTGTTTTTTCTACATAGTCGTATTCATATTTACTCATTTGATTCGTCATCCATTCGTAAAAACTAGCATCGTCTTTGATAATTGACTTTCCTACTTTACTATTTGCAAAACGATGTAGTAAATCAAAAAAAGAAAGTTCATTTGTATATGCTTGTAATTTGATATAATAGACATTATCATAATTCATCTTGGGATGAAACAAATCGTAGATCGGAAGAGCGT